CGGTGTCGACATTGTCGAACATCATCCCGATAGCTTGACCGATGCTCTGGATAATCCGAAGCGGGATCTCGAGAATCCTCCCCAAGTTCCCGAACGTTTGTGCAAGATCGTCTCCGGCCTCGATGGCGAACACGACCTGCTGGATGAAGGTGGCCACAGATATAACGAAGTCAAGGAATCCGTCAGACCCCTCCATCGTCACACCAAGCAGATGGCCAATAACACCGGCCAGACCACTGACAATCGTCCCCGCAAGTCGGAGCACAGCGAATACCGCGTACGAAACCTCTCGGATCGCCTCGAGTGCCTTGGCGCTGGGCATGAGGGTCTCAGTGAATTTGCGGAAGTTCTCTGTGATCTCGGCAAGTCGCTTGGCTGTGACGGGTGGAAATATAGTGCTGAAGGCCTCTCCGACTGGTTTGAGAACAGCAGAGAAAGTCTTGAATATGTTAGCTATGCCAGCGAACAGATTGTCGCGACCGCCAAGTTCTTTCCACTCTTTCAAGAGCTCATTACGAGCTCGCGACGAATCTCCGATGATCCCATCGAGAACGTTGTAGACACCCGACCATAGTTCTTTGGCCTCGGTGAAGTTGCCAAATATGATCGACCAAGTCTGAGCCCAACCAGAGCCCGCGCCCTCACGAAGAGCTCCAAGCAACTGGGACATGGTCTTGACTTCGGTGGCAGCTGCCTTAGCAACTGCTGCCTGCTTCTGAATGGCTTCGATCTGAGTAGCGTTGAAGCCCATGACAGCTAGCTCGGCATCCGTAAGGTCGCCAGTAAACTGCGCTAGTGTCGTAGACAACACGTCGGCAGTAAGCCAGCCCTGCTCCAACGAGGAGCGGAACGAATCGCCAGAAATCTTAACGGTCTTCATGGATCCGTCAAGCGTCACAGCGCTCTCGTTCAGAGTCCCCATGACAACAGCTGTTTGAGCCAGCGCACGCTGGAAGACCGTACCACCCATACCAGCGTTAACGACCGAGTTCCAGTCGATCAGCCGAACAGTTCCTGTCGATAGAGCCTGCGACAACTGGTACATGGCCGTCGCGGCCTGCATCGAGTTCGAGCCAGAGAGAGCTGCCAGGTTGGCGATACCCTTAATGGCTGCGACAGCGGGCTCGAGAGCCACGCCGGCTGCGGTGAAGGTACCGATGTTCCGAGCCATCTCGGCGAAGTTGTAAATCGTGAGGTCGGCGTACAGGTTCAACTCGTCTAGAGCACTAGTAACATCCCCGAGGGTTACTGCAGCAGCCTGGGTGTTCGCCAGAATCGTCTGGATGGAGTTGATGTTGGTCTCATACTCGCCGAAACCGGTCTTGAGTGGATCGATCGTCAGAGACTTGACGATGGTAAGACCCGTCTCCACAGCCTTATGCGCGATGGTGGCTAGAGCTGTGACTGCTATAACCGACATCGCATGGAAACGACTCTCGATGCTTTGTACAGCCGACAACAACGGGTTCAGATTGGTCTTCCCGGCTGCAGCATTGACGTCATGGAGACCCTTAGAGGCGTTCTCCAACTTCAAGCTCTTGTTGAGCTGGTCCAGGGTGGCGAGGGTCGTCTTAGATGCTGCTTCGAACTGGGCGTTGTCGAACTTCATGCTAACAACGCGCTCATCAATAGTGCTCATGCGGATCTCACCACCTTCCAGATCTCGTTGGAGATGTCGTCAAATATAGGCTTCAACGCTGGGTTTATGTAATCGATCCCTTCGACATAACCCCCGTTACCCGTCCCGTAGCCGTACTGGATCATGACCGCCACAGGAAAGCCGCCTTCGATGTCGGAGTTCGTGAAGGTCAAAATATAGACCCCTTTGGCTTTCTTGACGTTGTAGTCCCAAGATGCGGCGACAAGACCTGTCTTGACTGGGGTAGCTAGGCGTAGTGCCAGTACGCCCCTTAGTCCACCGTTGTTCAGAATAGTCATGATGTCGGAATCTTTTTGTAGAGCCTTGAGGAATGCCTGTGTCTTACTGAAGGAGCCGGTGGATGTAATAGAGAACATGTCGACTCCTTCTTGCGTTAAGTCACGGTGGACGTGTACTGCGAGATCTTCCTAGAATATGTGATGGTGATGTTGTTGAGTTCTGAAACCTTAGTTACGAAGGCCTGGAATACTGAATCTCTTTGTGCTTCGGTTGGTGTTTGTCCATTAGCTGGCTGCATCAGGAGTTGACAGTGCATCTGAAGTCCCGTGGGGGTATGCACAAACGCTACCTCATGAATATAAACACCATTGTCAACATCTGCCGAATACGCCATTGCAGCCACCTTCTTTTTCATGCAGTTCGTTTCCACATGTAGCAGACAATATAAGGCTGAAGGTTGTTGTGTGCTGTCCCAGAGCCGGTGCTGTTGGTAGTGAATGCGTGTGTGTGGGCGTTACCCGAACCGTATCGCGTGTTGGTTCCAGAACCAGAGGAAGCAGTTCCGCTGCCTCCATTGAATGACAGAGGGAAGCTTGCCTGTGTTGATTCGTTTCCAGTAGTTCCCGTGTGCGTGTGTGCAGCCAACTCAGCGATAGACAACGCATGGGTCTCGGCACCACCTGTGGTTTCTGCAGCGACATTGAATGTCCCTGATGACGCGTGTCGACTAACGGGAACACGGCCTTCGCCCCAGACAGCCCATGTGCCACCAAAGAGCGTAGCCGGACTTGTACTCGAGACACTCATGTATATAGAACCAACAGGATGCGCCGAAAGCAACACAGAAGCTACTGTGGCGGCAACTACTGCGGCCAGATTAGCAGGTGTAATTGCTCGAACTGTGTCGGTCCCTGTGACGGCTTCGGCATCCGTAGCGAGTTCAACTTTACCCTTTACCGTTTCGCTGGCATCGGGGATGCTTACTGTTGCCAATCCTGCAGCAAGACCCGCGGGAGTGACAGCCCTAACCGTGTCGGTACCAGTTGTCGCTTCTGCCACCGTGGCGAGCTCTACTTTACCCTTGACTGTCTCTGAAGCGTCCGGAAGCGAGGCCAACACATAGCCCGCGTCGATCTCAGTCAAGTCGTATGTCACTAGGATCAGATGACCAAACGCGTCGATGTAGCCCGTCTGGATCGTGGTGTCGATGATCTCCTGCATTCTTGCTGCGGTCAATCCGGTTACAGTAGCCATCTCACCTCCTAGAGGGTACTGACGGTATAGCTGTCTGCGTCGATGTAGACAGCCGAGGGCCAACTGATCTCGAATGTGTCAGGATCAGTCAAATATACGACACTGTCTGGACCTATGGCAGTCCAAGTTCCATCACCATTGTCGATGATCTGGAGAATCGCGTTGGTCTCAAATATGTCGACGATCTCTTCCGGTAGAGGAAGTCGAGGAGCATTACCTTCAGTCCCATAGAGAATATCCTCGAGAATCTCTATCACCCAGCTATAAGCAATCGAGGTCTCTACAATCAGATGGGCAGAACGCTTGGCGCCCGGAATATCGATCGGTAGTGTAGTAAAGCCCCAGGAATGACTCGTAACGGGCGATTGTTCGTGGGAAAAACCCTCCGGGGAAAAAAGCACATTGTAAACGAGATGTAGCCGATAATGTGTCTTCGTCATGGTTCGATAACAGAACCCAACCGGCTTCTGACGAACTTGACTTAGAATATCGGTATAAAATGACGGAGGATAGCTATAAGCCCTTACGGTACCCGCGAAGAAGCCACTACTCTGTCTGTTTGCAACTTGAAGACCATCTTGGTACAGACGGCGTTGAGTTGATTCTACAGATGTATCCTTCACAGATATGATCCCACTCCAGGCTTCCCCGGCCCCATCGAGCGGGTAGAAAACTCCTCGGTCCACCCCGATCTCGTAGTCTCGGGCATCCCAGGTTAGCCTGGTCATGGTTCACCTCCTAAGGCGCAAATATAGCTATCAGCTCGTCTGGTGTCGGAAGGGAAGGAGGATCCCCTTCTGTCCCGTAGAGCAAATCCTCAAGCTCCGACAGCATCTCGGAATCGGCATACCTAGAATCCACGACGAAATGCGCCGTTCTCTTTACTCCAGTAACAGGAGGAGGCAACGTCGAAAGATTCCAGGAGAGCTGCATTGGATCTGCGGAATTGCCTAATGAGGAATTATCCCTAGCTGTAGGAGCCGCTAGAGCGTTGTACACCAAGTGAATCTTATAACCGAGATTAGTTCCCTCTACGTCGTTACCTACCAATGATCGATAGGATAGACCGAACGATGATCTGGGTTGCTGGGTTGCATAGAGACCGTTGTGGATGGTGGCTATCCCATCACTCGGGCCAAATTCCGCCGGAGCCCCAACTGCGTCAATCTTCGCTGCAAACTCTTCAGCTGAGGCGATGTTGAGTATCTTGATCCCATCAAGATAGACTGGTCTTGGGGTTCCACCCTGTGGGGATTCTGTAACCGAAACCAGCCCATGCCAAGCGACACCGTCGCCCGTTACAGGATACAGGACGCCTCGGTCGACGCCGGCCTCGAAGAATCTCTCTGATCGAGCTCCCCACACAAGTCGTGCCATGTCGTCCCTCCTTTCATCCTGAAGTCCCCATGGCTGCGCGACGCTGAGCGTTCAGTTCGTTGTTTCTCTGCAGAAGTTGACGCTTACTCATCTTCTTTTGTGGTGTGTTCTTTCGGTTGATCACCTGAATGTAGGTCAGAAGCTGGTTTAAATGCCAGTACTGGCATTCCATGTCAACGTTAAGAGCCGACATCCAGTAATAGATGACCTCTGCCGTGATGATCTCTCGACTAGAACGTTGTTGGTCGATTCTCGAAAATGTGGTGGCGGTCATCTTTCTGTTGATGTAAGTATCAATGGCTGCCACATTAGCTTGAGTGAGCCGCCCGAAGACCTCTGGGGAAACGTCCGGAGTCAGAACCATCATCCTGATGTAGGCTAGAGTCTCCTCAGAAGTCTTCGGGGTTTTGCTCAGAAAGGGTTTCTCGTATTCCGACTCCCATTTTGACAGCGCGACCAGAGAATGCTCAAGCTCCAAGTCAACTGACTTGGTAGTGACAAACTTTCCGGTTGCTTCGTCGAAACCCTCGGAAAGAGGGATAGTAAGCTTGAGCATTCTCTGGCCTCCTTACTGTTTAGAGGGTCGACTAGGCGAAGGTGAAGAACCAGACGTCGACCGCTGTGGTCGGGAAGGCGTAACCCGCTGCCGGGTGCGCCGTAACCGTAGCGTTGGCCACGATGGGGTGAGTACCAGCACCAACCACGGTGCCGTTGAGCTTGTAGATGACGCCGGTGGTGGCCGTAACGGTGACCAGGTCGGTGCCCGAGTCGTAGGTCGGCGCCGTCGGCGTGACCAACGTGGTGGTGTTGAAGTACCACTGGGTACCGATGACTGCCGGGAACTTGTAACCGGCCGCTGGAGTGGCCTTGACCAGAACTGGGCCGGTGATGACCTGGTTTCCGGTGACCACAACACCAGCGATCTTGTAGACGACACCGGTGACCGTCGGGATGACGACTGTCTCGGTCTCTGGGATGTAGCTAGGCGCGAGCGGAGTGGCCTCCGTGGTCGAACCGGCGAAGATGGCCAGAACTGCCGCCGGCGTCGGGAGCTCCGGGTCCTCGCTTTCGCCACCGTAGAGCAGCGCCTCGAGGGTGGCCAGAGCGGTCGGGTCCACCAAGGTGCTGTCGATCGTCATACTGGCCGTCGGCTTGTAGCCTTCAACCGACATCGGAATGGTGGTGAGTGCCCACGAGAACGTGATCGCCTCAGGTGTTTCGTTGACCGTGTTGTAGGCCTTCTCCGAAGGCGCGGCGGAAGCGTTCCAGACGAGGTGAAGCTTGTAACCGGCTTCCGGGTCCAGGTCGTTACCGACCTTGCTCCGGTAGGACATGCCGAACTGTGTCCGAGTCTGCTGTCCGATCATGACACCGGTTTCCGGCTGAGCATACCCTTCGCAGGCAGCGAACTCGCTCGGATAGGTGTAAGCCTCGACGGTCGCTTCGAACTTCTCGACCGAGATGAGGTTCAGGTAGGGAATGTTGTCGGCGTAAGTGATGGTCGACTCTGCGCCAGTCGGCGACTCGGTAACGGTGACAAGACCGTTCCACGCGAAACCAGTGTCGTAGGCGCCAGCCTCGTCGGGCAGGTAAAGAACACCGTGGTCGACACCCGTCTCATAGACACGTTCGCCAACGGCATCCCAGGTGAGAGCAGTCACTGTGGTTCCTCTCAGAAATAGAGATTGAATGCGGAGTGGTTGAGATTGTTTGCGACGAACCCCCGACTGTACAAACACATCGGGAGTGAAGCGACCGCCTTCGGTATAATACTATCCGGATCGGCATCGATGACGGTCACCAAATATCTTGTGTAGATTAAGTACGGTGAGTTGTTCGCGTGTTTCGTGTCCATGTTGTTAACTTTATACACGATACACGGGTACGCCATCGAGAGATTGGGGGGTGGTTGGAAATATACGTTGTCGGAGCCGATAAGAGCCTCAAGGAGAGACTGGAGTTCCGTCCTCGTTCCCATTCCACACACCTCCCAGCCTTAGGATGAGCCGGGGCCTCTGGACTTCCACGTCAGTGATCTTCCAGAGGACACCCTGCCATCGAATATAGCGCATCTCAAAGATGTGTTCGTTG